GTTTAGGTATAGCAGTAGATGAAAACGAATAGCTATTTACCGTAACGCCAGTTCTAGGCCATACAAGTGCTTGAGCATCAGACGCTTTAGTGCCTAAAAAGTCTTTGCTTTCAATGTAATCCATCGCGCGAATGAGCAATACGTTTGCCGTACCTGTTACAGTAATACCTCTATCTGATGCATAGGTAGCAAGTTCAGCTTCACTTACATACGAATTAGATGACGCAGAACCCGTTCCTGTTTCAACGACTATTGTTGCCATAATAACCTCAATAAAAACCCCATCCCCGCAAAGAGATGAGGCTAGCCTTATTTAACCAAGTAAGAGAGCAGTATGCTCTGGCTTGATGTTCTTAACACCCCAAGCAAGCGCAACTTCATAACGTACTTTTCTGTAGCCTTTGTACATGGAGAATTCCATTGAAAGACCTGAACGTGGATCGGTGATTACGATTACGTCAGCAGCCATATCACCCTCAGATGGACGGGCTGGAGCGCGCGCAGCTAGAACGATAGCAGAGCGGTTAAACGCCATGTTGTGAGCAGAAGCAGCGGTAAGCGTCATTGCTTTAGTGGCTGCTGGTAGTGCTTGTTTCAGGCCGGGAGCAGCAATAGTTACATTTCCACCTGCAAGCGCACTAGCAACAACATACTTATTCGTATCACCCGCAAAACTAATTACGTCACCCGCAAGAACCGTACCTGCTCCCGTTATAAGAGCAATAACAGTTGAGCCAGCAGCAAATCCAGCCGCGCTTGAGGTATAAGCTGCGTTTGCACCACCAGCTACATGGTTAACAACTTGAGCAGACTCACGAATAGGCATGCCGTTAATGTCCAGCAATACACCTTGACGCAAAATAGAGTCACTACCTGCGTCAGCAACAGCGGCTTGCTTACCTAACAGGTTTACACCAGCAGCAGTATTAATTACTAGCTGATTGTCCTGTAGTGGCGCGCCATTATCTTTAAGTATTCTCAAGACGTTTGATGCATCAGTGTAATCGTTAGCTGTTCCAAATGGAGCAGTGCCAGCAGTACCAAAAGCGCGCGAGAAAGTAGATGACAATCCGCAAAGATCAGCTTCTACCTCATTAGTTACAGCGCGGATAGCTTGAGCAATCTTGCTAGCTCGGACACTTGCATAGCCAGCGCCACTATTTAGACCAAGCTGATCTTCACCGTTAAAACCAAACTCAGCCGCGCGCGACTTAGTAATGATGATGTCAGTAAAGCCAGAAGTTTGACCAGTTGGATCAGGAACGACCATTGCCGGGGCAATGTTTGATACGTTTCCGACAGGCTCAACGTCTACGCGAATAGCTTGACCGACTTGTGCGGTGTTAGCTGATGCGTTCATAGTAGCTGAAGGGATCATTCCAGTTAATTCGCGTGAAACGATGTCGAGTGCTTCATAAATTTCGGGTACTAAACCCGTGATTGTGTTCTCTGCCATGATAAATTACCTATTTAATATACAGTGCCGCCAGATTTGATAAATTTCATACTGTCGGCTGGATTGAGCGCCGTAAATTCAGCGCGTGATTTGGTTTTCGCGGCACTGCCACTATTGCTATTGCCTCCAGTAGCACCGCCACCAGATGATTGATTGCCCTTTAACAGCGAGGCGAACCGGGAATCGTTTTGGAACTCATTCTTTAGGTCATCCAAAGACGATATGGTCAAATTGCCATCGCTATCAGTTACTTTTAAATCACCCTCTTGGAACTTCAGGCGGGTATTAACAAAAGTGCTTAACAGGTCAATGTTGGAACCTTCGGCAAGGTCGGCGGCAATCTTCATAGCCGCAGTACCTTTTTGTTCGGATTGGATTCTGCCTTGCAGTTCGTTTAACGTGTGTTGCGTTGTTTGAAGCTTCTCAGACGATGATTTATATAAGGATTCAAAGTCACCGCTTTCTTTTGCCATGCGGTCTTTATCCGCGACAGCATCAGCCTCTACCTTGCGCCGGGCTTCTTTGGCGGTTTTGGTTTCGGTTAGCAGTTCGTCATTCTTATTTTTGATAGCATTAAACTGGTTAGTTAATTCATCGTTTGACGTTTTCAACGCCGTTAACTCAGCTTGTAATGCGTTTACATCGACCTCAGTTTCTTCGCTCATGGGTATTACCTTTTTTGGTCACAAACCAAGCGGCCACAGACCGCCATATATCGAGAGCGTTAACTCTCAAATTTTTAGATATTTGTCGTTGGGAATGACTTAGTTGAAAGTCAAGTAAAAAGACCTGCACGAAACAGGTCATTTTTGGTGTAGTTCTGTGAGGGTGTTTAGATCGGAACTTTTAGGTCAGTTTTGAGCTATTGATTGCCGAACTCTTCTTCTTCGGGGATTACAGGGGGTATGACAGGCTCAACTTCAAATACTTCGGCATCAGCCTCAATTTCTTCGTCCGTTCGCTCACTGTCTAGCAGATTGCCTCGGCGTAGCAGGTAGCGCACATCAGACATTCCAATAACGCCGCGATCTTGCAGCATCATTGTTTGCGCTATCATTTGCGGATCAATTGTCGCGTCATAGAATTCTTTATTGATGTTCAGGACAATATCGCCCTCGCCACCCATAAACTCGCCTAGCCAGGTAAGTGACTTACGAAACGCTTCTTCAACATTGACGATTAAGGAACCAAGCTTAGAATTCTGACCAGCAAAGCGTATCTTTGCAGCCTCCGCAGTTTCAGCACCGCTTGATTCTTGAATCATACGAGTGCCAATCTTTACCATCTGAACTTCTTTAAGCTCCATGCCTCGCTCTGGCATCTGATTCGGTGCGGCTTGCAATAGGCTTGCATTTGCGTCAAGGGGCAGCAGTAACCCAGATCGAGAACCTAACTCAATACCACCACCAAAATTATCATCAACCCATTGCTGAGTGAGGCCAGATATTACCGGGGTAGGCTGACCAACAATAAAACAGGATTCTTCGTAATCAGCAGAATTGCGATAATGGGCAACATTAATCTCAGCTATATCGTATAGCGGGGCTTTATCAGATGATTCATCGTTATTGACTGAGCCAATAAATTCAAACGGGATAATATCCCACGTTGACCCGTTAGCCTTACGGGGGACAATATCGTCTATTATTAAGGCGTTATTTTCGTCATAGAGTAATTGGGTATATACGCCATCTTTCATCAGCAAAACCCGGTGATACATACAATCCTCAACCTCAAAGTAATCATTGTCGCGGGTCTTAATGCGAGGTTCTTGCAGCACCACCATTGTTAATTGCTTAACACCATTCAATACTTCACAACGCCAATTGATAACAGACTCAGCAGGATAGGCTAATATTGAGGCTTGCAGTCCGGCGGTAGATACTTCGGCCTGAGTTAACCCTTCATCTGTTTGGGGGTAATCAACTAGCAGCCCATAACGCCCAGTTAACAGGGTATCGCTTGCAGCATCTTTAATCATTTGATCAAGGTGCAATCCGTTACCGTTGGCATTCTCAATCAGGTAATCAATATTAGGCGGTATCTCTATTTCGGTAGGCTTACGAAAGACCATGCCTAGCATGCCTTCTTTGGTGTGGCTCACAAAGTTAACAAAGCTAGCCCGGCTTCGGTATGCGTCATATCGTATTTGATTGTCGCTGCTACCGTCTTGAGAATTAGGCGCGGGGAGGTAAGCCGTTCCCGCCAGTGATCCTATGCCACCAGCATATTGAGTCGCGGTATTGCGTCTTGATTTAATGGCGGTTGCGCCTTCATCACAATCGCGCACCAATTCCCAACTGGGCAGGTTTTTTGCGTAATCAGAATTTTGCGTATCTACAGGCATAGGTTAACTCACAAATTTAATTGAAACGCTAGCGGCTGGTTTAACGACTGGCATTTCGTAGGCTATTGGATACGTCCCGGCATCTGGGAGATGATCCAAATTAGATTTCTTGTCGGGCGCACCGTTTGCGTCATAGGCTAATTGTTCTAGGCAGCGCGAGTATTCGGGGCAGAGCAATTCGTTGACCTTTACTAGCCCTTTATCAAACGCCTGATTAGCCGCGATTACGCGATCTTTCACCAGCGGATTGCTACGATGGGCATATACTGCAAACCCTGCTGACTGCAATAGGCTTATGTCTGATATCGAAGCATCAACGGTTTTTCGTGCGCCACCTGATGCGTCCGGGTATATTCTTATTGCGTGTTCTGGGTATCGCTGTTTGATTGTGGCGATCATGTCGGGCGTGTCATATATACCGACCAACTCATCGACCGCATGCCAAACTGCACCACGCACTACATAACAAACCGCGCTCATATTTGTTACGTTAAAATCAAGGCCAATTCTTATTTGCTCTTTGGGCTGGATAGTCTCCCGACTAGCACAACGCTTGCGCTCGTATGATCGGAACACCGTACCCGAAAACAGATTGACGAATTGCCCGTTCAAATAGGCTGCTCTTAATTCAGGGTTGTAAGTATCCGCGAGGGATTCTATGTAATCAGGCGGAAGGTTTGCTTCATTGTCGTAGGTGCTGGCTTGCAC